ATTGCTGGCATTTTTAATCCGTTGGTATGGCGTTAATATGGCTGGCGGGTTATCCAGCCGGTATTTCGTTATTCAGGTTCAGCGATACTTTTTTTAACGGGAGGCATTCACCGGGGATTTTTTGTTCGTCCCTTACCTGAATGCAGGATGACTTACTGTCATAAATTCCGGTAATCACATTTTGTGGCTCACCCGTTATAAGAAAAACGGTCATCACCAGTGCAAATGCTGAAGTCACTGCTGTTCTCCGATAATACCAAGTTCAAGAAGGGCAATTCTGGAAAGTATGGAATTATCATTGAGAAGATAAGGTTCATATTTTCTCATCTTAATGGCATCTTCCGTAAACTCCCGGTTACTGAGCAGAACACCAATATCAAAACAACCTTCAGACGTATTAACGTTTGGTAATAACGTTTCCATTATCGCGTCCTCAACAATGAATTTTGTGATGCGGTGCCTGGTGCCTCCAGGTGACGTTAACCAGTTAACAATTAACGCCGGATACAGAGAATCCACCCATAACACTGTTTTTGGTTTTAACTGTTCCGCGTGCGCTCAGCCGCATTCACCACATCACAAAATTCACTTTAAAAAGGGCGGCAGAGCAGTCACGGAGTAAAACTGATACCGCCAAACGTCACCAGAAAATTGATAACAGAGGGCGTTGCAGCGGGGTTGTCACTTAAGCGTATGGTCAACCTGACAACCCGGTGTCCTCAGCGGGGGAAGGAATAACCCCGCCATACTTACCGCCGCGCCATTTCGCGGATTGCCACAACCGGAAGCGCACGATCGAATTAAATTTAACGACGACCTATACAGAGAGACTAACTTCTCCGGGCGCTTTCGTGTTATGCCCTGACTTTTCAGGGATATATCCTTTTCAGTAAACTGTCAGTGCCGGATTCTTATCCGTGTCCGGCGCACGCACTCTACCTCACCTGTGAATAAATTAATGATTAATCGATATTTTGTTGTTTGATTCAACTTTCCCATCGGATGTGTGATGCTTTAAATCACAGGAATTAATACTGCTTGCTGTAAAATGATTTTCAAGGGGAGCTATTCGAATCCCTTTCTTTTTCATTAACAAGCCAAATCCTTTATTAATGATGTCCATTAATTCCAGAAAGTATTTTTCATGTAAATCCTGGTTATCAGAGAGCTGCTTCTCTTCGTACAGCCCGATAAAGGCTCGGCGTACGTTACCGGATATATTGTCGATGGTTTCTTTTTCTACGGTACTCAGGTCAAGAGTCGCCAGTTGAGAGCGAACCACATTCGATGCCATTTCCTGGAATGGTACTGGTAAATCTTTAAATTCCATCGTCAACCTCATCAGTCGGAGTTTCTTGCTAACCAGCGACGCGCGCCAGCTTCGGTTTTAAACGTTTTGCTTTTGGTATATGTCATGGCGGTGAATGTGCCGTCCTGGTTGGGGAACACACCACATACCAGAGATTCGCTGTTGCCAAGATCGATAGTATCCATGCTGACCTCATTACCCCTTAACGCCGGGTAGCGGAACTGTTTGCTGAGAACACCGTGCGGTGTCTTGATGGGTGGTAATTTAGTTTTATCATGAATGTTGGTCAAGCATTTTTAATGAGAAAACTCAATATTTAATGCAAAATAAAGCCAATACATTGAAATGTAAGGCTTTAAAATTTGTGAAGGGGGTTACTGATGTTTGTTACGTTTGCGAGCTTCTAGTAGCTCGGTGAATAGGCGATTAAAATTCTCAACGCGGGCACGGAGTTCGCTGATTTGTGCTTGCTGCTCTGATTTTGGAAGTGCGCGATACAATCGCAACATCTCCAACTCATCTTCCGATAAGTCTAAGGCGCTGTTGAGTGCTACTGGTGGATCTGGTGTTTTATCCTCGTCACCAAACAGTATCCAAGTTGGTGAACATTGCAATACCTCAGCCAGGCGATGCAAATTTTGCCCGCGCGGGGCTGTATGGTCGCTTTCCCATAGTGAAATTGATGAGCCAGATACGCCAGCGGCTTTGCTTAAATCGTTTTGACTTAAACCAACCTGTTTGCGTCTTTCTCTAATTCGTTGACCTAAAGTTTTCTCGTTCATATTTAGATATCTTAATAACCCTTGACTTGAGATTCCTTGAATGATTACTATTGAGAAAACTCAACTTTGGAGGGGTGATGTTTAAATCAGACGTAATTAATTTTTATGGGACGAAAGCCAAAGTAGCGAAAGCTGCTGGTGTTGATCCATCTGCTGTTTCTCAATGGGGGGAACTGGTTCCTGAAGGTCGCGCGATGCGCCTGCAAGAGGCATCCGGCGGGGAACTTCAGTACGACCCCAAAGTTTATGACGAATATCGTAAGGCAAAGCGGGCGGGGCGGTTGAACAATGAAAATCACCCCTGAACAGGTTTGTGAGGCTCTGGATGCCTGGGTATGTCGACCAGGAATGACACAGGAGCAAGCGACGATATTAATCACGGAAGCATTCTGGGCTCTGAAAGAACGCCCGAACATCGATGTTCAACGCGTCACGTTTAATGATGGCGAGGTTGATCAACGGGCGCTGGGCGTTAACCGGGTGAAGATATTCGAACGCTGGAAAGCTATCGACACCAGGGATAAGCGGAAAAAATTCACGGCGCTGATTCCGGCAATTATGGAGGCTATCCGAATTAGTGATTTCAGGTTGTATCGTGAGATCAGTGATGGAAAAAGCATTACGTACATGATCGCCGGATTAAACAAAGAATATGGCGATGTGGTGGAGTCCGGGCTGCTTTTTGCGGATCCAGCTGTTGTGGAACGTGAGACTGACGAGCTTATAGAAAAAGCTATTGCTTTCAAGCATGCGTATCGTCAGCAATATCAATATTACTTTGCAGATAAACAAATGTCTGCCAGGGGTTTGTATGAGTATCGATGCACTACGATGGGCTAAAAAGGTGAAAACCGGCAGTTCATCCAGTAAGTCTGTATTGACCTGGCTTGCTGATATGTGCGGTGCCGATTTGTGTGCATACCCGTCTGTATCTGCACTGGCAGAAGTAACGGAACTAAACAAAAAGACTGTGCAGGACAGCTTACGACACCTGATGGAGATTGGGTTAATTGTTGATACCGGTGAGAGAAAAGGCAGAACAAAGCAAATTGTGGTGTACCGACTTATCGGTGTAGAAGAAAGTGTTGCCGAGCCTGAATACACCCAAAAACGGGAGTCTTTAAAGGTGGGTAAAATTGGTGCTGTTAATAAAAACAGTACCGAAAATGGTTATGTTTCAGCACAAAACAGACCCAAAAACGGAACTCTTAGCTGCATGGAAAATAACCAAAGACACCCAAATTTTCCATCAAAGACACCCAAAAACGGATCACGGAACCCAAAGGAACCCAAAGATCTAAACCCCACACATAACGCACGCGAGAGTGCTCCGACCAGTGAGCAGGAAGTTTTGTCGTTACAGGCAGCACCCCTTGTATTCCTGGATGGCCTGAGCGAACCCATCGGAAAATTACCGATGACCGATAGCTGGTATCCGTCACGGGATTTTCGACGACGGGCTGCGTTGTGGGGGATGGCTTTGCCGGAGACAGAATTTACACCTGCTGAACTTGCCGCCTTCCGGGACTACTGGGCAGCGGAGGGGAAAGTGTTTACGCAGATTCAGTGGGAGCAGAAATTCGCCCGTCACGTAAATCACGTCAGGGCGCAGGTTAAACCAGTCAGCAAGGGGGTAAACCATGCAGCAGCACCAGGTGGCACCGCATCACGGGCAGTTCAGGAAATTCGGGCAGCACGTGAGCAGTGGGAACGTGAAAACGGATTTATCAGCGACGGAAACGGTCTGGAAGCTGTGGGAACTCATGGGGGAGGTTTATTCGAACCGCTGGACCCAGAAGAACGGGGCCGCACCTTCGAAGCTCTGGATTGCACAGATTGGCGCGATGACTGAGCAGCAAATCCGACAGGTCTGCCGCCAGTGCATGGACCGCTGCCGGGCGGGTGAAACATGGCCTCCGGACCTGGCTGAGTTTGTGGCGCTGATTTCAGAAAGCGGGGCCAATCCATTTGGCCTGACGGTGGATGCTGTGATGGAGGAGTACCGCCGCTGGCGTGATGAGTCCTGGCGATATGACGGAAGCGACAAATATCCGTGGCCTCAGCCTGTGCTGTACCACATCTGCCTCGAAATGCGTACCAGAGGGATTGAGCGCCAGATGACGCAGGGTGAGTTAAAACGACTTGCGGAACGGCAACTGACGAAATGGGCAAAGCATGTTGGTAACGGGATGAGTGTTCCGCCAGTGCGACGACAACTGGAAGGGGCGAAACACCCGCAAGGGCCAACGCCAATTGAACGGCTGAAACAGGAATACGAACGCCGGAAGGCAGCTGGTTTTATTTGAATCTGAGAAACGATTTTGTCGGAGGAAATTTTAATGGAAACCGTATTTGACGCACTGAAAGCAATGGGAAAAGCCACATCGGTAGAACTGGCCGCGCGACTTGATATCAGTCGTGAAGAGGTTCTCAACGAGCTGTGGGAACTCAAAAGAAATGACGTCGTTGATAAAACTGGTCACACCTGGTTTCTGGCTGGCGAAGGTGAATCCCGGGTAACCGAAGAGCGGCCAGTAAAATCTGAAGCACAGGATATGCTGACCGGAGAGGTCGAACAAAAAGTTACCGCAGACATGATGATTGAGTTTATCGGTCAGGATGGTGCTAAAACGTGTGAGGAACTGGCGGGTAAGTTCGGCGTCAGTACTCGCAAGGTTGCCTCCACGCTGGCGGTGGTAACCGCAATGGGGCGGCTGGCACGCGTTAATCAGAACGGTAAATTTCGTTACTGCATGCCGGGCGATAATTTACCAGCAGAGCCGAAAGCCGCGCTGGTAACGGAAAGTGATGGTAAGGCCTTTCCTCAGCCAGCAGGTGCTGCGTTACCAGTCCGGGAAGCCGCAACACAGGAAGAAATTAAAACAGAAACTGTGGCGGACATTGTGCAGCCGTTGCCATCGTTTACCGAAACGCAAGCAGATGAGCTGATTTTTCCGTCCCTTCGCAGGGCAAACCTGGCGCTGCGCAGGGCGAAAAGTGATGTTCAGAAGTGGGAGCGAGTCTGCGCCGCGCTGCGGGAGCTGAACAAGCACCGGGATATTGTTCGACAGATTACTGATTCTTCCCGCCGTGTTGTATCGGAAAAGTGATTGCCGGAGGCGCTTATGGCAAAAGTATTTACACCAGAAGAGCGGGAAGAAGTGAAGGCGCGCATTGTGGAATTCGTGCGCCTGAGCGGACGAGAAACTTTTCGACAACTGGCAGATAAAACGGGTGTCAGTAAGACCGCTATTCGTCGTTTATCTGGTGCGCTTGCGGCCAGTGGTGATGTCTGGCTCTCTGGTTGCGGGGTATTTCCATCAGAGCAGGCGTATCGCGTATGGCGTAAGACACCGGAGAAGGCTGCTGACCCGACACTGATTCGAAAGTTACCTGACGGAGAAATACGTCGTTACAACAGACGGCAGAACATAATTTTTCGTGAGTGCCGCCAGAGCGAAGTTATGCAGCGTGTGCTGGCGTTCTATCGGGGAAACTTTCAGGAGGTGATGGAGTGAGGGTCAGAGTTTATATTGCCGGTCCAATGACGGGATATGAAAATTTCAACCGTGAGGCGTTTCACAAGGCGGAAGAGGAACTGAAACGGGAAGGGCATACCGTCTTAAACCCGGCAGTACTTCCGGACGGGCTGACACAGCCGCACTACATGGATATTTGCATGGCAATGATTCGTTGTGTGGATGCGATTTACATGCTGAATGGCTGGCAGCGGTCAGCGGGCGCTAAGGCAGAGCTGGCACTGGCGGAGAAACTGGGGCATGCAGTGATTTATCAGGAGGTGGCTCAATGAGAGAGGTTAACTATGAGGCGCTTCGTGAGGCAGCACAAAACTATCAGTCGACGCTGGCGTGGTATCAGGCTATCCCGGACAGCCCAAATGCTGAACGGGATTGTGATGCGGCTCTTGCTGCATTTAAGCGTCACATCCGTCATCGGGAAGCGGATATTATCGCTGATTTGCTGGATGGACTGGAAGAAGCAAAATCACAACTCAAAGAGCAGCGTGAGTATTACGAAGGCGTTATCTCTGATGGGAGCAAGCGTATTGCTGAACTGGAAGCGCGGGAAGTTCAATTACCGACTCGCTACGACCTTCGATATGGACACCCGATAAATGCAGATGAGCGACATGTCATGATACCTAAAGAAAATGGCAGTTGGCTTTACCTGATTGACCTAGAACACGCATTACGCGTCTCTGGCATTCGCATCAAAGGAGAGGAGCATGGAAATAAAACCCAGAGGATGAGTTAAGCAATATCGTTTTATTTCCGGTAAAAGAGGATGACCCTCGTAATCAGGTTAATTTTCTTTATGAGCCATCGGAAAGACCATATTGTCATCACGCCTCTGTCCGGGTTGACGAAAAAGAGCGTCAGGTCCGCTGTAAAATCTGCGGTGCAGTTGTGGAGCCATTTGACTGGATGCTCTCTGTGGCGAAAAGAGAAACCAGACTGGCAGATGATGTAAGGCACTTGCGCCAGGAGGAGCGGGAAAGGCGAAAAAATATAGAAAAGCTAATTCAGATTGAGCGTAACGCGAAAGCGCGGATACGCAGGGCGACAAAATCCAGAACTGAATAATTAAATTTAGCTCTGTTAAAAATTTAATCCTTAACCGGAGGGATTTCTGCACCCTCAGAACATCAGGAGGCCGCCCGAAAGGGCGGTAGTTAAATGCGAAAGTTTAAAATAATTATTGAAACGGGAATAGCCGGTGGAGATTTCGAGGATGAATTCGAAGTGGATGATGATGCGACGCCTGATGAAATACATGACGAAGCAAAAGATATTTTCTTTAACTACTGCAATTACTCATATCACGAAATAAAAGACGAAGAGGAAGAGCAAAATGGCTGATTTTGGTTCAACTAAATACAACGTCAGTTTTGAAGCATGGCATGAACTGTTAATGGACTATGCAGAGTTACGTGGTGGCAGTGCTGCTGATGCTGAAGCATGGCGTGATGATTATGAAGCAGGAAAAACTCCGGTCGAAGCATATTGTGATGAGTGGGGCGATGAATGAGCGAGATTAATTATCAGGAAGGGCATGAAACGGCAGGGCAGGCAAAACCAGTTGCATGGCGATATCGCTACGTGAAAAAAGACGTTACAGACTTTCAGGGGAAGCCGTGGGCTGGTGACTGGAAATATGTACCGACAAAAGAGGATTGTAACGACAGGCCGAACTATGAAATTCAGGCCTTATTCATCGGCCCGCCAGTCCCGGTGACATCAGAAGGACTGGTTAAAGCCGTGCGCTTTTATGAACAGGTAAAGCGTGAGAATCCGCCAGTCGAAACAGGAGCATGGAAGGATGCTGTTGACTGGGTGCTCAGAGAGGCCTGCTGCGCTGCCATTCTGGGTAAAGCCGACAATCCACCAGCATCCGGCAATCAGGTTAGCGAATTAACAATGTGGGTTAAACGACTGGTCAGTCAACTGAAAAAAGCTCAGCCGGACTGCAAATTACCGGAGAAGGCGATGGATTACCTGAAACGAAATGGACTGATAAGCGTGGAGGATGTTTTACGATGAATATTTAGACTAAAGAGTTTGTAACGCTATGTAAGTGATTTTTTCTGGTTTAGATATTTATATGTTCGGCCAAATTGAGGTGTGTTTAAATGTTATTGCACATTGATTGTAGGGGGAATAATGAAAAACGCATTGCAGTTTTTGTTTGTTGCGTTCTGGTTGTTCGCATCATGTATGCCCATCATCTTCACAGCAAGGTATATGGAAAAAATTGATGTTTTGATATTAATGTTTGGACATATAAATGCCCTTTTTTTAGGGGTGTTCATGGCGGTCATGTGCATTGAATACTGGCGGTAAATACAGCGAACGCCATTGGTTTAGTTGGATATTTACTGTGCCGGACAAAAACGGTTTGCGGGGAAATCTTAGTTAAGTAGAATAACTGCGGGTGCTTGAGGCTATCTGTCTCAGGCATGAACACCAAAAGGCAGATAGAGAAAAGCCCCAGTTAACATTACGCGTCCTGCAAGACGCTTAACATTAATCTGAGGCCATATCTATGCGACACATAGAGATTAGCCTCTTACGGACCGAAAGGTCAAGGAGAAGCAGGCTATGAAGCAGCAAAAGGCGATGTTAATCGCCCTGATCGTCATCTGTTTAACCGTCATAGTGACGGCACTGGTAACGAGGAAAGACCTCTGCGAGGTACGAATCCGAACCGGCCAGACGGAGGTCGCTGTCTTCACAGCTTACGAACCTGAGGAGTAAGAGACCCGGCGAGGGAGAAATCCCTCGCCACCTCTGATGTGGCAGGCATTCTCAACGCACCCGCACTTAACCCGCTTCGGCGGGTTTTTGTTTTTATTTTCAACGCATTTGAAGTTCTGGACGGTGCCGGAATAGAATCAAAAATACTTAAGTAGCGCGCAGGGATAAGAGGGATGGTCCCTTAAAGGGGAGAGCTAATTATCCGGAAGGATTCTGATGATGAACATCGAAGAACTGCGTAAAATTTTTTGTGAAGATGGCCTCTATGCTGTGTGCGTTGAAAATGGAAATATTGTTAGTCATTACCGCATTGTGTGTTTGCAAAAAAATGGGGCTGCGTTAATTAATTTTGTGGATGCCCGAGTGACGGACGGATTTATCTTGCGCGACGGTGAGTTTGTCACTTCATTACAGGTATTGAAAGAGATCGGAATAAAAGCTGGCTTTTCTGCTTTTTCAGAAGAATAAACTCATCTACAATCTTGCGCGGGGCTGAACTCCCGCTGAGTAACACCGTGCCACCGGAGAAAACCGATGGCACGCAACGCAAAATATTACAAACATGATAATTCGACCGTTCTTGCCCACACGCACGAGCGGTATTCTCACGCATTTAAGTCAGACTGGTACCAGCATCCCCCATGCACTGAAGAACAGGCCGAATGGCTCATTCAGTGTTACCGCAGGCGCGGATGCGAGGTTAAAAAAGCCCTTAGCCTCGACTACCGTCACTGGATAATCTCCGTCAGGCTTCCTTACTCCGAACGCCCACCGCGTCTGTCCCGCACATTCCAGCAACGCATCTGGAGGTAACGTGCGGGTATTACTTCGACCTGTTCTGGTACCGGAACTCGGGCTGGTGATCGTTAAGCCGGGCCGTGAATCCATGCCGGTATTCCACAATACCCGGGTACTGGTGGAGCCGGAACCGAAAAGCATGCGTAATCTGCCGTCCGGGGTCGTTCCTGCCGTTCGCCAGCCGCTGGCGGAGGATAAATCATTACTGCCATTTTTCAGCGACGAACGAGTGATTCGTGCTGCTGGTGGCGCTGGCGCATTGTCTGACTGGTTACTGCGCCATGTTAAATCCTGCCAGTGGCCACACGGCGATTATCACCACAGTGAAACCGTCATTCACCGTTATGGTACCGGCGCAATGGTGTTGTGCTGGCACTGCGACAACCAGCTGCGCGACCAGACCTCCGAATCACTCGGGCAACTTGCTCACCAAAACCTGTCTGCATGGATGATTGACGTCATACGCCATGCAATGAATGGCTCGCAGGAACGGGAATTATCGCTGGCTGAATTATCCTGGTGGGCGGTCCGCAATCAGGTGGCGGACGCGCTACCGGAAGCGGTATTACGTCGTTCGCTGGGGTTGCGTGCGGAAAAAATCCGCTCAATGTACCGTGAAAGCGACATCGTACCGGGAGAGCAGACCGCCACCAGCATACTGAAGCAGCGCACAAAAAATCTTGCGCCGCTGCCTCACGCCCACCAGCAAAACCCGCCACAGGAAGAGACGGTGGTCAGCATTGCCGTTGATCCTGAGTCTCCGGAATCTTTCATGAAACGACCTAAACGTCGCCGCTGGGTTAACGAGAAATACACACGCTGGGTGAAGACACAGCCGTGTGCGTGTTGTGGTAAGCCAGCCGACGATCCCCATCACCTGATTGGTCATGGTCAGGGCGGAATGGGGACAAAATCTCACGATATTTTCACGCTACCGCTGTGTCGGGAGCATCACAACGAGCTTCATGCGGATCCTCTGGCGTTCGAAGAAAAGCATGGTTCTCAGGTTGATTTAATTTTTCGTTTTCTTGATCACGCCTTTGCAACTGGCGTGCTTGGGTAAAAGAGGTGACTGATGCTCATAGATTTGGTTTTACCTTACCCGCCGACGGTGAACACTTACTGGCGACGCCGTGGCAGCACATATTTTATCTCGGAGGAGGGAAAGCGTTATCGCCGGGCTGTGGCGCTTATTGTTTGCCAGCAGCGGCTGAAATTAAGCCTGTCCGGAAGGCTGGCGATAAAGGTGATTGCAGAGCCACCGGATAAGCGTCGTCGCGACCTGGACAATATCCTGAAAGCACCGCTGGATGCGCTGACGCATGCGGGAGTGTTAATGGACGATGAGCAGTTTGATGAAATCAATATCGTTCGTGGTCAGCCAGTATCTGGTGGACGTATGGGGGTGAAGATTTACCCCATAATGCATGAAGAGCAGGTCAAAAAATGAAACTGGAAGATTTACCGAAATACTACTCCCCAAAATCCCCTGGCCTGACCGATGTATCGGCCTCAACGTCAAAAGATGCGCTGAGTATCACTGATGTGATGGCCGCGCAGGGCATGACACAGAATCGGGCTGAGATGGGTTTTTCTGCGTTCCTGGGGAAAATGGGCATCAGTATGAATGACAGGGTGCGGGCAACAGAATTACTGGCAGATTATGCACTCAGTCGGTGCGATCGTGTGGCGGCGTTGAGAAAACTTCCGGCAGAAATAAAACCGGTAGTGATGCGCATTATGGCTTCGTA